GGCGCGGGCCGTTCCCCGACCGATGAGTTTTCTAGAGATAAATAATGCGTGACACAGTTTATTTTACACTACCAAAAGCCCCAACCCTTACGAGTTGAGGCAAACACTTGTCGCTACAAGTACACTTCTACTTCCTTATTCTCCTATATACGAGCCAAACCGCAACCGTCAAGACAAAGGCAAGAATAAAACTAATCGCCCAACCTCCGACCTTTATTTTTGCATTTTCCCACCTTGTCAGCTTCTTTTCAACGGGGTAAGGTACTTGAACACTATCAACCTTTAGAACTGTATCAGTTTTATTTAGAAATAGATACTTATACAGATACTTTTCTTTATACTTATACACTGTATCACCCTTAACCATGTAGAATACACTATCACGCTGATAGATGCTATCATGCCGGATGCTGTCACGTGTCTTGTATTCGGTTTTTACTGTCTCTACCGGGACATACCTAACCGATGTACATGAACATATTGTGAGTGCCCAAAATATGATATAAAATAGCTTTATCATAATGCAAGTATTTGTCTTTTCAGATTATTTGCATCGTAGCTAACATGTACCCACGAAAAGCCTTTTTCATCAATCAACTGTTTAAACGGCAAGCCAAGCTCTTGAATAAGGTAAAATAGCCGCTTGTTTTCTTTGGGGATTCCTGCCGTAATATCAGCCGCCATGCCGTGCAGGTGGTCGCTTGTTTTAGAGCCTCCAACTTTCTTGTTTAGCTTCTCACAACGGAAACCACTGTTTACCCGTATAGGTTTGCCGTATGCCTCGCGTAGTGGGTCAAGTACGTTATTTACCAATGCCATCATGTTGGCAGCTTGTTCTTTTGTACACTTGTTATCAATAAGAAATTTGTCTGCCGTATTACTGCGGCATAGTTCTGCGATTGTAAAATACTTCATGTTTTTTGTGTTTGTTATTGATTAATATTCTCGCATTTTGTGCCTTTTTGATAGTAGTTGCTCAAAAACGGCACACTCTTTATAAATTCTACAGATACAACATAATATAAGAATGATACGCATTTATACATAGTGCTTCCAGTTCGGCAAAGTAGTTTCCAATTGCGTAATACATTTACACCATAGAAGTAGAATACCGAATAAGTGACGAACGAAACGCATTGCAAAGAGCCGTCCGGATTTCCTTTTTGCTCACCTATATAATAGATGGCGCAAACCAACATGAAAAAAGACATTGCTTCAAGAATACAACGAAAAGCCTTTTTAAGACTGAATATTTCGTTGTTAGCCAGTAGTCCGGCAAGTAGCCCGAACAAAAAGTTAACGGCAAACAGAGCGATAAGGCTCTTTATGTCTCCGCTAACCGGATGTAGATAGGCGGCTACGCTCGTAACCAACCCAACAAAAAGATTTTTCAAATAGTACATATTCTTATTGCTTATACATTTTATCCTAACGGGTTTTCGCTTTGGTCGCCATCAGAACCAGTATTACCACCGTCACCGCCAGTGTTACCGCCAGTATTGCCACTATCGCCACTACTGCCAGTATCGCCACTGATGTAATTACCGTTATAACTATTATTCTTCCCGTACTTCCCTTTTGCATATCCTGCGCGCATATACTTGTTTCTATAGGCGTGTGGAACTGTCATTGTCTTAATTTCAATCATAATTCTATCAATGTTACATCTATGCTATCATTCGCATAATCTATTCCAAGCGCATTTACCAACATTGTTCTATCCAAAGAATTTTCCTTTATCATGTCAAAAGGAGAAAACCTATAATTCAACGAATTCTTATAAATCAACTTCGGGGTTTTATGATGCCTATAAAGTTTATCTATGAGTATCTGTTCGGGTAAATACGAATTACCTGCAATGCGACTATATACGCTCTTTAAATAATCAAGTTTTCCGTTATTTTTGGTAGCTACATTTGAATACGATAGGATTTGCTTTGCATAGGAGTTAACCGTTAGCTCTATATCATCCGCTTCTGTTACATAGTTATCGCTTATCACATTGCTATACACAATATCCTCCGTATCATCCAGCTTATTTCCGAATACATCATATATATACTTTCGGTCTGTGTACTTTATGGAAAAGTCTTTAATGTGACAATAATAGCAGTAGTCACTGCCATTGCCGTCTGTCAGATGGCACGGGCGACCGCCCAAGATAGTAGGAGGGCAAAGGTCTAATTCTATTTCACCATATAGGCAAAAACTCGGCAATTTTATCAAAACTCCATCGCTTGAATTAGATAGGTTTTCTTTATAGCTGACTTGATTAGTAGGGGAATACCAGGTGTCATAAACCTTATCATTTTCATTATTTTTGCGGACTATCAGAAAGCGGTCTTTTGCGTATATTTTTTCATATTCAAGCTTTGTTATATATTCTTTGCTGCCATCAGATTTATGTATATAGTATTTTTTTTCTCCGTAAACCGATTCAATGCCCAAGTTTACTTTGTAATAGTCTAAATTATTTGTATATTCACTGTAAAGCCTCCATTCCTCCCCATTATAATAATAATCACCTATTTTCAATCTGCAATAGAATTTTGTATCTTCATACCCAGCCGAATACTTATTACTACTGTTGCTGACATATACGGACTTTCCCGAAGGGCTGTTAAACCCATCATCTGCAATATATGACTGTGAAAACTTATAACTGAAATCTATAATCAGATACCCACTATTCAACAACGAAGCATTTTTCTTTTTAAGTGTTAAATAAGGTGTATATAATTTATCGCCACTGGTAAGCCACGGTTCACCCATTGTTTTGCTGCAAAACGTAAGATAAGTCCCCCAGTCCAACGATGAAGGTTCAGAGTCATTGATACTATAGCTGTCTGTTTTTTGAAAGAAAGAACCGTAGTATATGTTTCCTATATTACTATCATCCATCTCTTCTACCGACTGTAAGGTTTCCCAATTTTCCTTTGATTTAAAATAGGCTGACAAAAACACTGTATCATCAATTGTTTGCGTATAGTATTTATCCGGGTCTGAATTCTGATTTTCCAAATCATCATCATCTATCAAGTCGGGGCACAAATCGCCTATTGCATTGGTATTCGCCACTACCGTAACCTTATTATATACACTATCTAAGGATATAGAGCCGTTACTGCTTGATACGCCAATATCCATAATATTTTTGCTGCTTATTGGCAATATAGTATTGCTGCTTGTCAGATTACGTATATTGAACAAAGTGCAGTCAGTATATCCATTATCAATATACTCGTAGTCAATGATATAGTAAGCATCTTTCCACTGTATTAGCGTCATGCCTAAATATTCCACCAGCGAAGTAAGTACGTCCTTGCAAGTCATAGGCTCGTTCATTTCATCGAAAAAATTACGTTCATGTATGTATAGGCTTTTCAATATGCAAGCCGTTGCAGAGCTTGTTAACTTGTTACAGTTCTGAACATATAATTTCTGAACGCATTTTTGTGGGTCTGCCTTTGCGAGCACATTGCATATAATTTCAGAAAAAGAACGGAAATCGGCTTTTTCGCCCATATATGAATACTTGATATTATCCAAACATGCTATACTGTCTATCGCTTCTATATCCAACGTATCAAGTGAAATATAATCGCTTGAATACATATTGGGAGTGACAAAACCAAACCATTCAAGGGTATTCGTTTCGCGATTCTTTAAAACGACCTCAACGCCTTGATTTTCCCCGGTATATAAGTCTAACAGCAATTCCCTTGTTATAATACTACATACTGCATTCGACATTTTCAGAGGTTTATAAAGTCTGTCTGATTCCCACTCCACTGTAAATGGAGTACCGGACAAACGTATTTCTTTTGCCGAACCCGTATTTTTCTTAGTGTATATTTCAACCCTATACGGAGTATTATATCTACTCTTGAATTCCGAATAATATGCTAAATTCATTTTACTTTCTTTTTTTGGCTGTTATAATTTGAAAGGACACCTACCAAGTCTTTCCCATGTATTCTGAATGAAACCGCACCATTATTAGACGGCACATTATTAGAACCTCCATTTAACAATCTGAACAAGTTACCTTGCTGCACTCCGTTAAGTATCATTTCCCCGGTGTTAACCCGTGCTATACTCATGTCTCCGAAGGTTGACCCACCTTCTATAATACCACCATCTGCAAACTTCGGCAAGCTGGCAAACAAAGAAATGATAGACATTGCCGCACCACCTGCGGCAAGCCATCCAACTAAAGGTATTTGCGCTGCTGAACTTGCCGCCTCACCTGCTGTTTTGGCAGCAAGTGCAGGGATTAGTGCACGTATTGCAGGGATTGCCATAGCGATACTTTGCAGCAACGATGCACCCCAATTGAGCCATGAAGCTGCACCGCCATCTGTTGCACCCGATATAAATTGCATGGCATCACTGATTCCGTACAAATTATCTTGGTATTTTTCTAACAGATTGACGTCCTTTTTATCTATCGGAGACTGAAACTTAGGCAGTTTTAAACCTTCCAAATTCATTCCTTTATTAGTAATCCCAGCTATTTCAGACATAAGGCTACTGCTGGATTGTGGAAACTTGTTTTTGCCGTGTTCCGATTTAAACATTTCCTCTTTCAGAGAAATTGTCAAGTTTATTTTTTTTGCTTCCAGTTCGTTGATAGCTTGCTGTACGGCTACACGCGCCTGCAAGGTTGTAGCGTTTATCAATTCCTTGTTCTTTGCGCTTATTTGCTCACTCAATGCCGCAATAGAACCCGATGGAGCTACATCGGGTTTCTTATTTCTCGCACTGTTATTTGTTGCAGGATTACCAGCATACACTTTATATCCTTCCAAACTTTGTACGGGTGCAAATCCTTTGACAGCCTTATTTGAATTATTGAATTCGTTGGCAGTCTCGTTATACTCTCTACTTACAGAACGCAGCGAAGTTGTTAATTTCTGATATTCGGATGCCATATTTGCAATGTTGGTAAGCTCCTCATCCTTATACTTGTTTAACATTGCATTGACTATAATAGCTTCTCTTTGGCTCTCTATATTATCCTTTATCTGTTGGTTAATAGCCTCTATCCTTTTGGGGTCAGTGGTATTGCTTAACTCTTTGCGTTTTGCCGTGTCATATCCTACATAGGCATTATATCCATTAGAATAGCGTTGTTTTAATTCGCTTCTCTTTTGTGGGTCTGTAACATCTATTTTTAATGCCATTCTGACATCATCCATTGTTACTTTCAGTTTGTTGCCACCTATTTCCTCCTCAACAGATGAAGTAATGGCTTTAACCAAATCGGCTTGTAAAGTCCTATTAATTTCACTTTGAGAGCCAAGTGCCGTTCGCCAATTTCCAAATGCTGCAATACGCTCATCAATGGGCGCAAACTTATTTTTAGCAGTATATTGCGCTTCGGCAATATTACTTTCATTCTCCGCGCTAAAATAGCTATGACTAATTCGCGTATTTCCCAATTGGTCTAATGCCGCAATACTTTCTTTTGCCTTGCTAATAATGCCATCAAGACCGCCAAGAAAGCCCGTAAAATCACCAGTAGCCAATGAATAGAAAAATTCATCAACGGTGGTTTTAGCACTGCCAATAGTAGCCGCCCACGCATCCCCGGTTACTTGGCTTGAATTGATGGTTTTGGTAAATACTTCGGATGCACCAGTAACAACACCGATAGCGCCAGCGAATTTAAGCATACCTACGCCTGCGGTTTTAGCCATCCCGATTACGCTACTTTGATAGTCATTAACCCCCTTCTTTGAACTACTTAGTTTTGCATCAAAGTTATTCGTGTCTAACAGTAACCGATTTATTATATCTGCCATGTAATCAATTTTTATACATTCGTTCTACCTGCTTTGCTTTTTCACGTAACCGTTTCATCTCATCATCTGTGACCGTTGCGGCTTCCTTATCTTCTTCGTCCCAAGGAAAGCGTAATATATCTGTTTGTTCAAGTTTTTTCGTGCTATTCGATTGAGCTATGATATATCCGATAATACGGGTCTGTTCCCATGCTTCACGATTACGGAGATTAAATCCAGTCAGAAACGTTTTCACTTCCCCGAACGTCATTTTGTCAAGAAAATACGATGGTGATATGCCGCCAATCCCTACTACGCGCTCATAAAGTTTATGTATGCTTATCGGCTTCTCTTTTTTTTTGTGGATTTATCCGTTTCTTTACTGGCAAACTGCGCTTGTTTTTCCAGTTCAGAAACAACAAACTTTTTATATTCAGAGAACAAAGACGGGTTCGCATCGCATACGTCTATGAAGTCGGCAAACGACATGGAGAACGTTTCGTTGTTAGCCAGCAATGTGCAGTAAAAAAGTAGGTATTCATCTATAAGCTTCCCAAAGGTAAACGGTGCGCCTTTTATCTCTTCATATACGAAGAAATTCCGAAGAATATTTCTAAGGGTATATTCTAAACCATTGATTGTTATCTTTTTCATGTTGAATACAAATAATAGGGGCAGTTCTCACCGCCCCCGATTAACAATACATTTTATCCTAACGGGTTTTCGCCTTGGTCGCCATCAGAACCACCGCCACCATCGCCACCGTCACCGCCTGCCGAGCTGTCACCATTCGTAAGCACGCCAGTGCCATCAAGAGAGACGGAAAAGGTTGCTTTATCACCGTCAGAGGCATTCAGTTCAAGCGAAGTTATTAACGCTTTACCTTGATATGGTTTTTGGGGCAACTCCCAGCCAGCCGATGGCAACGAATTTCCACGGTTATCGGGAATACCGAAAGCAACATCCACGGGTTGCGCTGCAACCATCATGGCAAACAGTTTGTCATAGCCGTTAATGTCTGCATCCGCACTGAAGCAGTTTTCGCTAGAACAATTCCAACCCAATTTTTTAATGTCCTTTTCATTCCATATGCCACTATCCTTACTCTGTGTGTCAATTGTTTCGGCTGACATGCCGATTTTGCAAGACGTTGCCAATGCAATAGCCTTGCCGCCAACAAACAACATCAAATCTTTACCTAATACTTGTTTTGCTTTTGCCATATAATTCAATTTTAAATGTTTGGTTCTGTTTCAAACGAAAAAGTGAGCCGTTGTATGAAAGTATCTTCCGTAAACGTTTCATCCGTTGAAATTAAATTCGCATCAATGACTGAAAATCGTTTATAATCACCAGTTTTCTTGTCTATCAAATCGCGTACATATTCCGCAATGATAATCGAACGGGAATAATTGGAGTCTGCTACGATTATTTCAACTTCTACGTTATCGCCAGTGCTGTATCTGTCTTTTGTCGTATTCGGAATCAACGAATTCCGTTTGTACAAAATGAAAGGAAATGTAGTAGCGCGTAGTGTAGATACTGGAAATATCTTATCTCTAACAAGCCTTTTTAGGCTTGCAGAAGATGATAACTTTTCATATATATGTGTACCTATAGATATACTCATTTCTTGTTTACAATCTTTTTTATAGCATCTACTATATTCTGCTCCAACATACTTTCAGCCTCCGTTTTCTTTGCCGTAACTGCATCGCCAAAGAAATTGTACGCTTTCATATTACCCCTATTTGCCCCTTTCTTGGTAGCTCGTTCCGTTGTTCCCAATTCTATAAACCGAAGAATATAAGAACGGGAATCTTTCTTTCGCTTATCCAGCAAATCAATACGAGCACCCGAAGCGTTACGATAGACCGCTATATTTATATCGTTCTTCAGTGGCTTATGGATTATGCCGCCTTTCGTAACCGACTTATTAGCGCTCGGAAAGAGTGAAACCAAATTACTCTGCGCTCCCTTTCGTATGACTAATATCGATTTTCGCAAAGCTGCCTTTATAGCTTTCTTTGCTTCCTTGTCATTCAGTTGCGTTAGTAGCCGATTAATCTTTTCTACGTCAACTATGACTTTATACCCAGCCTGCGTTACTTTGCTACTCATTGATTAACTCTGCTTGTATCACCGTACATTGTTGTTTCCTATCGCGATTTATGGAAATTATCTTATAACTTCTTTCCTCATGTATAAGTATCATTTTTTCATGTATATCTTTGCAGTATCTAATCTTGCAAGTTATCGCCAATGGGTTATACACTTCACCATTGACAAGTTTACGACTGCCGGATGCAAATCGAACCTCCGCACGTTTGGATAGCACATCTACCCACTCATCGGAAAATCCTCCCATTTCATCCCGTGCCGTTTCCGTTTCTTGGAAACGTATAATCTCATTAAGTAGTCCTGCCTGCATTATTGATACTTTTTAAATGGTCTGATAAGATATGCCAGTGTATAAGGAATAACGTTGGGCGTGGCAAATGAAACGGGTTCACGATTAGCGTAGAAGTTTCCTGCCAGTATCTTGATAGCATGTTTCAACATCGGATTCAATGCACCGTTTTCCTCATGTTCTGAAAGTGGCGCATTAATAGCTCTCTCTACCGACATTTGAGCAACGGTAACAATATCAGCCAGATATGTATCATCATCGCTAAAGTCAATATTGAGATGCTTCTTTATTTCTTCGAGTGTAATATATTCTTTCATAACACATTTTAAAAAGAGGTGGAGATATTGAAACATCCCCACCTCCCAACAACTAATATAGAAATGATGAAAACAAAATTGCTTTATGCAGCCTTTTTCTTTGCAATGGCAAAGGCTTCTGTACGTGCCGTAACCAAATCGTAATCAGTATTCAAAATGAAGTTGACTACGTTCGACTTGGCATCTGTGTACGGGTCTATAATCAAGTCCATTTCGCCAAATTGACCGATGGCTGAATAAGAGAACACACCGAACCCGATTGTATCAGCATCCATGTAGTTGGAAACAAGAACCGGATAACCGTTAATCATTCCATCCTTGCAAATCATTTCAGCCGAACCCTTTTCCTTTGGGGTTGTTTTCAATGCTCCGTAAACCTTCGGAGTACAAACATAAGCCGCTGTACCGTCTGTTACGTCTGCACCGTTATCCATTACGGTAGTTTCCAATGCTACGACATTGGCAAATGTAAGTGCGGTATCGTATTCTACATCTGCCTCCGTTTTAACGAAGCATCCATCGGTCGCACCTGCCAACTTTGTACCGGAAAGCAACCATTTGTTCAGCAAACGAGCAACCGCCTTTGAAAGCTGTGTTAACACGATATTCTGCAAATCGTAATTGGTTTGTTTGATGGCAGTTCGGGAAACCGGAATAGACACAGATACACGTTTGGGAGTTGCCTTTACCTTACCTATATTCAAATCACTGTCTCCGATTGTAGCTGTTTCGCCTGCGATGGATGCCTCGACCGCTTGCAATGTCGGAAAAATGAATTCGCCTGCCAGTCCGCTTTGCATCTTGATGCCCAATTTGTCAAGAATCAGCCCCTTTTCAAGCGGTTCAATGACTTCGCCAACTGTAACGGGCACGGTTGCATCTGCGGTAGTGATTGCGGAAACCTCGGCACGGGTTACTACTTTAATGCCATTCTCGGAAACGATGCCTTTGTAATCGGTCAAAGAGCGATGGTTTACTACATCATCAACCGCCTTTGCAAATAATACTGCACCGGACATTCCACCCAAATAGTTAGGCTCGTTATCCAATCCTCTACGCTCTTCTCTCATCTGCAAAAGTTCCTTTTCGTTCTTCAACGAATCAAACTCTTTTTGCTCCGTTTCATTCAAAATACGCTTTTCAGCCTCCGCTTTATCAAGCATTGAACGCATCTGTTCTTTAATCTCTGCAATTCTTACGTAGTTTTTTCTCATAACTAAATGAATTTTCTTAAATTATTAATTTGGTTTATATACTCAATGTCTTTTTGTTCAATGTCCGAAAGGCTTCTTACCGTTACGTCCGTGTCGAAATATGCCGGGTCTGCAACAATGGAAACATCAAACAACTTATCTATTTTGTGAACTGTACGGAATAAGATGCCATCTTTCCGCTCGTAGGTAACATTTTTCTTTTCATCCGTCCAAAAGGCGAATGAAGAACCGAATAAGTCGCCTCTGTTAATCATTTCTATTGCATCATTTCCGCATTGCGTGTTAGGCGCATCAAACTTGTATGCCAGTCCGTAATCATCAACGGATAGAGCCAACGAACCTGCACCCATATTTGACCGCGCCAATAGCCTTTGTTTGTTATGCTCCATCAAGGCTTTTATGTCACAGCTCCGTATTAGCTCATCTGTGATTGCACCTTTTTCTATAACTTCAATGAAGAACTGTTTTTTCTCCACATCATATAATATACGGAACTGTTTGCCGAACACAGAGCCGTAGCCTTGTATCGTTCGCCCGTCTATTTTCGGAGATGCCTCTTCCGTGTAGCTTCTTATTTCCATTATCTTTTTACTATATGATTTTTATTCATCCTTTGGTAGCTCCTTATTTTGTTCTCCGTGTATCTTTGCGGAATTGATAGGCGCAACATTGCAGCTAACCATTACCGTATCTCCACCGTCAACGGGTGCGATGCCTTGTTTCATCCGTAAATGATTCGTCGTAAATACACCAAGCTCATACATGGACTTATCATAGGCTGCACGTGTTGTTAAGTCGGTTTGGTACAATGCTTCCAAATCGAAGTTTATTTTATAGACACCGCTTAGTTTATCCGGTACTAACTTAGCGTTGAACTCCGCTTCTATCTGTGATAGTATAGGCTGTAAAGTGTCCGTCAAGAATGATACCTGCCCCATTTCGGAAGCTTTATAATTCGTGGACTGTCCGGCAAAAGCCTTATCGGGATTAACGCCATAAAAACGGCACACATCCAATACTGAAAATTTCTTTGTTTCAAGTAGCTGCGCATCAACCGGATTTATAGATAATTGTTGAAATTTCAAGTCCTCCGAGATGGCTATAATATCTTTACCGGAGTTCAACTGCGCTTCAACTCTATCGGCTACCGGAGATGTTTGCTCAAAATCAAGCGCATCAATACCGGACATACCGCCACTTGCGCCATAAAGCAGGGCTTTTACTTTTGTTCCGTTCTGAAACGTCTGCAAGTTTTGATTATCTGCACTTGCTGAAATGGAAAGTATGCGTGAGGCGTAATAAATTGTACTGACACCAGTATAACCGCCATCCAGACTTTTGTTTTTCAAATGAATTATATCATCCGCATCATACACACCGCTAATATGATTGATGCCGTCAGAAATCACATATCTGTTTGAAAACTTATCGTAGCAAACAGAGTTGTTTGCGCAAAGTATCAGTTCTGAAACCTCACCGAAAGAACGTCTTATAAGAATGTAGGCGTTCCCATTATTCACCATTTGAATGATGGCATTCTGCATAAAATCGAATGAGTTAAGGCGCTTGTTCGGTCTGCGAGTCAATACGCTATGCAGTTCGTTTTCACAATCAATAGAAAAATAACCGTTTTTCTTTCTCTTAACCTGCAACGGCAATGAGGCTATTGTGCCGGACAATATAGACACACAACGGTAAACTGCTGCAAGCTGCATTGCGCTGTTTGTACTCGTTACATCTATAGGCTGTGACGGTACAGACGGCAGACGGGCTTGTATTGCCTTTCCTGCTCCTGCACCAGTATCTACAGACCTCTTTTGTTGTTTTCTCCAAAATTTGATGTTCATGTTTTTATTGGGTTATGTTATTGTATAGATAGAATGTCATAAGGTTGGTTATTGCGCCATCTATCTTTAAATTATGTGTTTTCTTTATAGGCTTTTTGTTCTCGTTCCTATCCTCATCCAGTACCGCATTTCCGAAACAGTAATAAGTGATAGGGTTAGGAGAAAAGGACATTAGCCCACGCTTCACAGCTAATTCAAAGCTTTCTACGGGGCTTGTAAACGTGCCGTATGTCTGCTTGACTGGAGTCAGTATCTTTTTTGCACCGGAGGCAGAAAGCATATTAACGAACTCTGCGGAACGATACGGGTCATATCCGATACCTAATATTTTCACAGCCTTGTTTCTCGCCAATATGTCAGCTACAATTTGTTTATAGTCTATCACATTGCCTTTGCAAAGTTTCAGATGCCCATCTTTAGCCCATTTCTCATAAAGCTCACGGTTCGGATGATTAGGCAGTGCATCAGCAGGGAAATAGTAATCAGTATGCGAATGAAACGAACGGGATGCAGCCGAATAAAGCATGTATGTGACAGCCGAAAAGTCGTCACACACAGACAAGTCAACGGCAACCATACAAGGCGGACGGTTCGCCAGTTTATCAATGTTTATATCTTTTGTAAGCGCCTCAATATCGGATGCAGAAAGCCATATCTTTGCAGTATTCTGCACGAATAGGTTAAGCAGTTTCGTTCTGAACTCCAAAGCATCATCAGCACTTATCAAGGCTTTTTGGTACTCACTCACATAGAAATCTTCATAAACGGTTATGCCCATGTGAGGCTGCACCTTATGCCATGTGTGAGGGTCGCTTTCTTCATCGCCTGCATCCGGCTCAAATATATGGGCAAATACAGCATCGTTAACAAGTTCATCACGTAATATCGCCTTGTAGTTCTTTAGCATATCAATGAACGGGCATTCTTGTTTGTCGGATGCAGTAGTAATTACAATTGTTAAAGGGTTGAGCCGTGCGCCCATTGAAGACGTTAATACATTCTTCAGTGCTGCGCTATCGGCCTGCGAATATTCGTCCAGTATCACCGTGCTCGCATTTAAACCGTCCAATTTATCGGGATTGGATGCCAAGCAACGGGCAAAGGATGTTTTACCCTTTATTCTGTTATAGATAATCTCTCTGTTAATGGTAAACCTGCGTAGCTTCGGGTCTAATGCCTTTAAAATGTTGCGAATTTCATCGAAGCATACTTTCGCTTGGTTATACGAATTAGCTGCTACATAGGTCTGCGCATTAGCATCACCGAATAATAAATCATATATAGCCAAACTCGCTACACTCGTTGTTTTGCTGAATTTACGAGGGACGAACAACAGTGCTTCACGAATGACACGTTTCTTTGTTCCGGTATGATAAAAGCCTAATATGTTGGCGAACTGGAACACTTGTATAGGCGTTAGCTTGTACCTTGTCTTTCCTTTCGTACCACTGAACTTTAGACTTTCATAGAATACGATGAATTTGCGTACTTCGCTCATTATGAAATCGTATGTATCAAGAAACCGAAAGAAACGGGCTATCGAAAGAAGTTCATAAAGATTATGGTCATTGGGATTATTGATACAGCTACGCACATACGAACTTAGACGGCTATCTGCCTTTTCCAAGTTGTATGAAAGTACATCAATACTACGCAATCTTTTTGCAGTGGCATCTTTTAACCGTATCAGTTCATCTTTAGTTAACATCGCCTGCCTCGTTTACCTTATTGATTAAGTCGTTAACCTCATCATCTTCCGTTGCTGTAAGTGTCTGCAACGTCAAACCAAGTTCGCGCAACTGCTTACGGGTTGTTTCCAAAGCATCAAATAATACTTTGAATGCAGGATGTGCTACGAGTTTCGTATTTTCTTCGCGTGTCTTTTCTTTCACGAAAGATTTCATTCGGCTTTTAGATATGTCAGATAGAGCGATACGGAATGCCATGTATGAACCAGCGCAAAGCTCTATGCACAAATCCAAGTCGGGCGTATATGTACCCTGCGATGCCATCGCCTTGCTTATCTTATCTTTTATATCTTCTAAATCACCCATTTTATGCGCTTTTTACACATAACTTTTTATTGTTAGTATTTGGTAGCGCATTAGTTACGGATAAATGAAGCATCCCCCCAGCGCCCCCACCATCTGAAAAAACTTTGCGCGTGTAACTATTAGGGGGAGTGGGTTTAGACTATACAGACAAGAAATAAAAAAACGCCCCCCCTTGCAGCAATAGTATAACCATCCGCAATAGCAGTAAAATGGAAATTATTATTTGCTTTTTAAAATTGGAATTTGTTTCTTTGCAATAAAAGAATAAACCTTTATATTATGGAAACGGATACTATTTTAAATTACACATACAGTTTTCTGCAAGGAAGTTTATATTTCAATTGTGTTTGTCTTGGACTTGCGGTGATATCGATTATATTATGTATATACTTCTATATTAAAGCAAAAAAGGTTAAGCAGCCTACTTATGCTGTTAGAACAATAAGACTAATTGAGCCTAAAATTAAAAATATTGGGAATATTCTTAACCATCTTAAAAATACATACTTAAATATTTTATAATCAATATGTTATAAGAAAGGTGGTTTTAATGA